AACCACTCCAGTTCTTCCGAAGACTGAATCTACCGTATTTACTTCTGCCCCGTCTTCTATACCATCTAATTTAGAACCATCTACAGAAACATCCCTACCATCAACTGTTCCAGCTGTTGCGATGTTTCCTGAATCATCAACTGTTACGCTAGAATCTTGAATAATTTTACCCGTTGTGCCATCATATCTAGCAATAGCTTCGTCAGTAGAACTAGCTGGGCCAGAAACATCTCCTTCTTCTGGATTGTCGTTTTCTCTTAGTTCACCTAATAATTTATCAAATTTCGTTTTTACCATATTATCCGTATGTTAAACTTGCTCTATTGTCCCATATATTATCAAAATATTGGTTTTTATCTGCCCATGTTTCAATAGAAGTAACAGTCCCGCCGCTAGTTGTTTCAACTATTTTTGCTATTCTCCAAACTGCGTCAGAAGTAGTACTGCCGATTTCAGCCCAACCAATATAAGTAGTAACAGTAGAACCGACAGTGATTTCTTCACTGCGAAATGTAATAACTGTTCTATTGAGTTTTACCATTTTCCTTCTCTTTCATGTGCAATATGAAAAGTTTCTCAGTCAACGCTTTTTTATCTTGCTGTTCCTTTGGTTCTTGCGTTTCTAATTCATTTTCATCTTTATCTTGCTCAAGAGTAGGATCCCCAAACGGTACTGGAGAAGCAGATTTAAGTGGTTCGTCTCCCCATTCTACTGGATCTAAACCTTCCATATTACGAACTTCATTAATTGTTAATACACCAGCATCGAGTTTTTGTATAATTTGGTCGTGATGTACTTTCTCTTTTTCATCATCAAAAAGAACCCATTCAAATTTTAATTTATCGTGACCTAATAAATCAGTTAATACTTCTCTATTTATTTTATTTGAAATTAACGCTAAATAAGGTTTAATTGCGTTCTTAACAGTTGTTCGTTCTTGGCTTTCCCCAGTTGATCTATTAGAATTTTCATAAAAACCCACTTCTTGAGGAGATAACCCATACGCTGCAAATACTAAATGGAAATACCACTTTTGACCACCCAACCAATCTAAATCTTTTGGATTGATAGCCAATTGAGTAAATTCCATTTTATCTTTGGGAACGTTAATAAAAAGGGTCTTATGAGCTTGTCCTTTTACGTTTTGTAACCATTGGTTTTGTAAACGTACTAATTGCTCTTTTGGCATATCTGCTTTAATAATAGCATCTGGGATAGCGTTATTTTTGTATAATTCTTTATTCTGGCGATCTCCTTGTATTAATATCTCTACTACTTGCTGGATTGATTGAAGCGGTGAAAACCCATAAGGGAATGTCTCAGTAGATGGGTTCATCATCCCGTATATTATATCTTCATTCGGAAATGCTCTTGGATAGTTTTCTGCGTTATTAAAAGAATATTGCCACCATTGGACGTATGTGCCATCTCTTTCTACTTCACGTAAAAATCTAGCGCCATCATAACATTGTAATTCTTTTAATTCTCCTTTAGAATTTCTGCCTTTATATATAACTCCAGAATCTAATTCTAAAACATCTCGTAGAAACATTCCCCAAACGTGATTAAAGGACTCTTTGTTTGAATTAGGTTGGTTTAATAATGTAATGGCTTTTTCTATATCAGAAGAGTAATCTGTTTCGTCATCTTCATCTCTATTAACAATACGCCATTCAGTCATAGACATTTGTTTAATGATAGTATTCGTTACCATCTGAACCCAGGGAGCTTTAGCAAACTGCCTTAGTTCTAAATAATTAATACCTCTTGGCCAACCACGTTCTACTTGATAAAACCAAGTCGGTAAAGTAGGTTTAGAACCTTTTTTTGCAGAACCAGAAGCATTAAACAGACGAATATCCTTATTAAGCCATTCCTCACGCCATCCTTTTAGAGTTGTCAGTAATCCCATCGTATAAATGACGCCGTTATATTTATATAATCTTTCTGTTATTTAAATAGATTGTTCAAGCAAATAAAAACGTATAATCTTCCTTGATTTGACTTTCTAATGCATACCCTAATGCAATCGGTATATCTGGATGTACTCCTGCTTCAACTAATTTGCCTTCCATTAACGCATAAGAAGTACATTCGGCCATAATAAGGTCTGCTGTCTGTTTATCTTTTTCAGTCTTATAAGGTATGATTATTTGTTTGTTTTCAAAATATGTAGCTATTCTTTGAATCATGGCAAACTTACCTACGGTATTTCTCTGATATTCGTGTTCTGATTTTGAAACCCTTTGAGTAGCTGGATCTTTTGCAGCTGTCCAATATAAACGTAACGGAAGCTTGTATTGCTTTAAATCTTTACTAACAGCTTTAATTGAATTCTCCTCCAACCCTATTTTATCATATTTAAACTTCTTATGTAAAATATGTTGGATTTCTAATAATTGTTCAGTAGCACTCATACCTTTCTTTTTCCTACAATCAAAAAGATAATAATACCCATCTTTCGATCCTATGGAAACAAAAGCAGATTCATCCGCAGAAACAGCATCACTAAAAGCAAAATCTACTCCCAATGTTTTAAAATCATATTGATATACATATAAATCCTCAGCAGACAAATCTTCTCTGAAACACGCTTTTATCCATTCTGGTTTAATTAATGAAGTCTCACTATCTGTTGGATCATTTAAAAACTCTTGTCTAAATGCTAATGAACCTATATCTTTCTTTATAGCTCGTAATTTCTGTTCTGAAAACCTTTCTGGCCAAAGTACTTCTTTAAAATCAGCCGTACAAGCTTTATAAAATAATCCGTCGTATTGTTTCCTTTTCCTATTAAGAAGAGAGTCATAGTGTAATAATGTCCCTATAAACTTAATTCTTCCCTCTATATCTAAAGAAGGGATGATAATTTTATTTAATTTAAATTCATCTTTTCTTCTTAATTCTGGATTCATTACTCTTTGATCTTCTTCTATGTCATCTAAAATGATAAGAGAAGGTCTATCGTGTACATATTTAAACCCTCTAAGGTTTTTCTCAAAACTTACTGCTTCTATTCTAATACCGTTTACATCAAAACAATCTTCTCGATCTTTTCCATCTTCATTTTTAGCACTAGAAGGCGTTAAATCACCATATAATAACTTTAAAGCTGTATTTGTTTTAAATTCGTTTCTTATTGGAGTTAAAAACTGAACGGTCTTTGCGTGTGATTGAGAGACATATACGATATATTTCTCTAATTTGTTCACTATTGAAAAAATGGGAAATACTAATCCCGCACAAGTAGATTTTGCATGACCTCTTGGAGCAACTATTACAGAATTCTTTTTTTTAAATAACTCTTTATACATCTCTTTATGGAAATCAGGTACATCGTTTAATATAGCGTGCGAGAAGCAATATTTAGAAAAAGTATCAATATTATAAGGAAAACTAAATATAAATCTTAAAACAGCCATTAATTTCTCTTTTTCCGTTGTTTTAATAACATTAGGAAGTTCTTTTGGAGTTACTCTCATTTTGTTCATCTATATATTTTCTAATCACTCGTAAGTGATCTAATTTCTCATCAGCTACTGGGTTTAATTTATTATGTAAATAATCTTCTTCTTTTTGCCAACCAAAAAATTTATACAATTTTCCTACCATTACGTAAAAACAACACATCCCTAAAATAGCAACGAATAAAGCTATGGGATATTTTTTAATATCTATTCCGAACACAAATACGAAAATAATCGCAATATTACTAACTTGAGATAATATACCCATATAATCATCAAATGGTCTTCTTCCTAATCCGAAATAGAACCAAAAGCCGAAATACTTGTTTCTAAGCCATTTAAAGAGTTTTTTCATAAAAAAGTGCTCAGGATACCCAAAGTTTTAACTTTGGGAGGAATGAGCACCGTCACCTCCATATTTCTTTTTTAATTCAATATATTTTTCAAGTTCTTCTTTTTCTTTCTGAATTTTTTGTAATTTTTCTTGTTTTATTTTGCTTATCTCCGATTCGTTTTTCTTTCTCAAAAACTCTTCTTTGCATAATTCCTTCCAATTATCTGAAATCAACACATAAGAAGGAATTAATCCAAGTAACTGATGCTCAAAATATGAATCATCGTCATCTCTTCTCCATCTAAGAACATTTACTATTGGTTTATTCTCCTTATCATAATTTAAAATCATATCAAAATCATTCCATGTCTTTGGATTTATATTTCCATAAAAATAAGCCCTAATAAATGGAGTATGATTTTCAAATTTCTTTTTACAATAAGAAAGTATCTCAATTGCTCTCTTTAATATGTAATCTTTATTTTCAGACATTATAGAAAGAATATGTAATAAATTTTCTTCTGTTTTATCTGCATCTTTTAATTTAAATAATTCTCTCAACATGAGAAATCACCTATTTTAGTTTGTCCTGTTGGGTCGCCAAAGATTGAGTATTCAAATACATCTTTTCCTTCTTGCTCTAAGATGTATCGTTTAACTGCATCTTGGCTTACATGACCTGCTGAACCACAATAGTAGCCAACTGCCCATAATGCTTTGAATCCTTTGCCGAAGTGTTGCTTATATCCTAAGTATCGCAAGTCAGGAAAGCATCTTCTTAGCTGTATTGAAGTGTTGCCTTTCAGCTTATGCACAATCTCGCAAGGTCTATGTGTTGGTTTACATCCTATAAATAAGTGGATGTGGTCAGGCATAATTTCTAAAGCGAGTAGTTCTGCCTTAATCTCTTGGCATTGACCTTCTATTATTGTTCTTAACACTTTTGCCACCTTACCTTTGAGTAATTGTTTTCTGTATTTTGGAATCCAGATAATATGATAGTTGATATT